TCCGCCTGTCTGTGAAGCAAGGAAAAGCCAATCGTATTCTTCTTTTCCATAGCCCATTGCATTTATGTAACCGTTTCCGTTTGCAACAGTAAAACCAACTGCCTTGTAATTATCACTGTGCTTTAAGGTTACAAAGTTAAAATCATCCGCAACATAAGGCTCTCCGCCTGCCATTTCTCCATTTCCCCAGACATTAATGCCGTTTATCATTTTCCATATATTCCCCCAAGGATTTTCCACGCCTCTGTAGGTTATTGATTTTTTGCCGTCCTCGGTATATGTAACAGGAGCGATTTCTGAATTGAAGCGAAATGCTGTTCCTGCGGTTGTACCTGTTGCATTGCCACGGTTTCTTGTTGAGCCTGTATTTCCTGCACAATTGGTATTGGATACCTCTTCAATGTTTACAATACCCTTGTTTATTGCATTCTGCATATTCATCATTCCGAATTCAATCATCATAAGCATCTGATTTGCAGAAAGTGTTTTGATTGTTTCACAATGCCAGCCTTTGCCGAAATTGCTGCATAGCTTTTCGGCATTGCCTAAGGTTATGTTTTTATACAATCCCGAAATAGGCTTTCCGTCGCCATATGACAAAATACAATCCTTTTCAAGATTTGTTACCGTATCTGTATTTAAAGCATCGGTAATATAGCGTGCCTTACTGCTGTCAGGCAGATAATCCTTGAAATATACACCCTCATAGGCTGAAAGCAAAATATATTCAACTGCATTTCCATTCTCATCATAAAATGCAGGATGAAGCTTAAAACCTGCTTTCGGAGTATCTGAAACATAATAGTTTGCTTTTCTGATATGATAACCAAGTCCGTCTGTGTTTTTATCCATTTTAATCGGAACAACCTTATAATAAAAAGCAGGCTGATAAACCATTGCCTGCACATTTACATCAGCATCCGAATAATCCGCATCTCCGTAAAACGCTGTTATCGTTCCGTCAGATTGAACATTGCATCGCTTTCGTCCGCCGAACATGGAAAACTTATCAAAATCCGCACCTGCACTTAAACCGGCAGCCCCGGCAAGTCTTGCAAATCTCTTGTTTTCATAATCAACCTGTAAGCCGAGAATATCCTTTTCGCCTTCATATCCAAGATACGCATTAATGGTATTTACTGTATTTTCATTTACCCATTCGGCAGTAGGCAAAAAATTTTTATTAAACTGAACGGGAATATTAAATTCAATCAGATTAGAATACTCTGCAACCTTGCCGAATGCGATTCCTGTACCGTCTTTATAAACATCGACTAAAGTAAACGCAGTTGATAACGGCATCGTTTCATAGACAAAGGTTACTCGATCATGAAGAAGCCACATTATCGTAAAACATTCTTCGGTATTCAGATCAGGAATAATTGTTTTACCGCTAAAGGTCTGTTTGCCATTACAGCTTATCGGATACTCTCCTATTGGTTCTGCATTCAGAACATTTTTTATACCGCTCTCAAAAACGGCAACAGAAGCACTTGCTATCCAATTTCGATAAGCACCATTATCCATAAGTCCATCAACAGCAAAAGTGTATTCAACAAGGCAGCAATCGCCCTCATCATCAAGCGTGCCGTCTTTTAAACAGCGATGCACTGCAAAGCTTGATATCTTTGGAATTGTATATGGTGTAATTTCAATATATGATCTTGTTTCATTTGTAAGCCCTCGGCTGTCTGATACCTTAATGGTTACAGGAATAAAACCGCCTGCTGTTTTCGGAATAGGATTTGTTATTACCGTATTGATTGCACGGTTGTTCGCTTCATTTAAGAAGCTTGTTTCTCCAAAATAAGTTTGACCATATAAGGTTGTGCTAACAGATTGAACAGTTGCATCGTTTTTAGGTGTTACTGTATTCGTAATTTTAAAATGCACAAAACCTGCAAGATAAACATTTTTTAAATCTGTTCCTGTTACATCGCTTATTGCTGAAATTTTCGTTTCAATAGATGGCTTATCGCTTTCCGGCACACGAATGGTAAGTAAATATGATTTACTTCCTATCAATATATTTGTTTCGGAATCATATGTTTTACATTCAAGTGTTGCAACACCTATCTTTGACGAGGAATTAATAACACCTGCAAAGCTTTCGGGAATTTTCCAACGGGTAACAGTTTTTGTTTCGCCGACTGTGTCGCCCAAGGGTATAGATTCAGTTAAACCATTCAGTTTTAAAGACAGTGCGCAAGAACATTTTGGCTTATTTGTGGTTGTTATGTGTATACTTCCGCCTATTTCCGCATCGCTTCGGCTTAAAACAGCAGTTATAATTTTATCAAACGGTTCAAGAAAGATTGCTTCATTCAGACGAAAACTGTCATAGAATGTGCCATCTATCTTTCTTCCGATTGAAATAATATAATCAATTGACGGAGCAGCTCTGCCGTAAACATCAAAATTAACCTTATCTGTATATTTTGTTGTATGCGTAAGCCCGTTTCTTTCTATAGCAGTTCGCATTCCTGCGGGAAAGGTTCGGCTCATTGATGAATTAATACCATCATAATAATCAACACCAAAATGTTTGCAAGAAATAGTATCACTTTTAGCAATTATATCCTCCTGAGAATTATTGGTAAAAAAAGCACCCCATGTAATCTCTTTGAAATAATTACTGCTGTCAGTTTTAGTAACCTCCCACTCGATTTCAAGTATATACTTGTCATTTTCATAGGATTTTTTCAATATTCCGCTTTCTGCCATATTTACACCTGCCTTATCTTTTTAAAACTGAGATTTCCGCTGCTTCTCGGAATAAGGGCGAAATTGCCGACTGCAAGCTTTTTTTGAGCTAAAATGCTGTCAATATTAAAACCGTCACTGTTCATATATGCCTTAGCCTCTCCATTTCGGTTTATTGAGAATTCCTCATTATTCATTATTAAATCTGTAATATTCCCCTGCTCGCCGATTTCAATCGTTCCGTTATTGAAATGGATATATTTATTAATTACATTAAGCTGTTCATTGGCACCTGCCGTATCCATATTGACCTTTTCCTGAAGCTCCGTAAAATTCATATTTATGCCTGCTGCAGTAATTTCAAGCTGAGCCGATACAGTTTCTTTTAATGCTTCCAAATCTTTTGTTTTGGCACATTCCTGAACGGCCTGCATAATGATACTCTGCGAGCTTTGTATCAATTCCGTATAGCCTGTTCTGAATTCGGACAGAGTTGAATTGATATTGCCTATCGCCTGTGCTGCTGAAGATATTTTTGAATTCATTGCATCAAGCGTTGACGGCTCATTCTGTGCTTCTGCTTCCGTTTTGCCTACTGATGAAATATTGCATATCAAGCCGCCGTCATATATGTAATCCAACTTCATAATAGGCAGTTTATAGTTGTTTCCGTTCACATCGGTATATTCGACAACATCAAAGCACTCCAGCGTAATATCTCCTGTTAAATGCTCTAAGCTTATAACACGATATGAGAAAGGCTCACTCCGTTCCGATATTTCTGAAAAAACGGAATCCAAATGAGCCTGTGTTTCTATTAACAGATTTTCAATAGAAATACCTGTACTGCCCTTCCAATCATCTAATGACTTTGGGGAAATCAACACCCTTTTATCATTATCATTTGATATAAAGCAGATATGGTTATCAACTTCAGAGATTGACGGATTGTTTGTATTATCATCCGTAAGCTCATAATCAGCCTTTGAAAACTGATAAAGCTGCAATTCATCATTCCTGTTGAACATAGCATTACAGCCTGCTGCACCTGCAAGATAAGCAATGGTGTCTTGCACAGTATTGCCTATATATTTTATCTTACCCGTTTCATCATCTGTTGTTGACGATGTAAACAACGAGGTTTTAAGCTTTGTTGTAAGCAAAGGGAATGAAGCAGATTTGAAATAAAAGCCAAATTGATTTGCAATATCTGCAAGATAAGCTAAAATGGTATGCTCCGAATTTTCATTAAGTGACGGAATATATAAATCCGTTAATGTTTTCATTCTGTCATACGCAGTAAAGGATGTTATCTGCCCTGAGCGTGCAGGCTTTTCCGGAAAGAATGTGCCTGCGTTTACCCACTCAACAATACCGCCAACCTCATAACCGATATACACTTTTGCTTCTCTGCCCTGAAAAATAACATCACTGTCAATATTCCAAAGTTCAGCATCAATATAATTTGAGTTTGCACAGCCAAGAGGATAATCATCCGAAGCACCTGCATAATGCAACTGCAATGACAAAATATTATTTTGCTCAACAGGATGGCTTGAATCTGTTTCATCATCATAACCGAAAATATACGCACCTGTTTTTATTTTGATTTTTGGTGCAGGAGCACTGCCCGAATTGAGCAGTGCTCTTAGTTTATCCGAAACTTTAATCAAGTGTATTCCTCCTTAGCGTTCAATCGCATCAACCTTGTAATCCGTAAAATAGCGGTAATTTTTTGCGACAGAATAAACATTATATGTAGGTGTTCCGAAATAACATTCAAAATTAAAAATTGTATTGCCTGCTGCATCCGTATATCGGATTGTATGCCATTCGGTTTTGGAATCAATAACATTATTCAGCTTATTCAGATCGGCAAGCGTAAGAGGCGGAAACTGAAGGCTTCTTGTTTTCTTTCTTGCAACAATACTGCCGTTCATTCTGCCTGATGTTGACCTTCCTGTGCTTGCAGACCATATTTTTTCATTGCTGAAAGAAATACCCTTAAACGCAGGCTCAGGCATCAACTCATTATCAATATATAACGGCATATTTCCACCTCCTTAAATTTTGATGGGACAATTGCCCGTTGCTTTGGTTCGTTTGTTGACATCATCAATAACAATATCGGTTATATGCTTACCGCCTATGTAAATAGGAATAATTATCGGACCTTGGCTTGATGAATTGGAATTACTGCCCATAATGCTTACAATACTGTGCGCAAGCTGTGTAATCCACCCGGTATTATTTTCGAGAGGCATAACGGCTTCCTTACCGTGTTCGCCGACCATTGCAACAGTTGGCTTGCTGATAATACCGCCTGTTTCAAGATACGGAATTGACGGAATAGAAAAAAGCTGATAACTGCCGTTTGAAATATTCAGTCCGAGTTTACTGAAAATATTTGATATTGTTCCGCCAAAATTAACTTTCAACTTTGAATTAATTTTATCAATTGCTTTATTGATAAACTTTATAAAGTTGTTTGCAATCTTTTTGAATGTTTCAGATGCATTATCCTTTATGTTGGCAGTAACAGTAACCGCTTTGTTCTTGATGGAATCCCATTTTGATTTTGCGGTATTGAAAGCATTGTTTATAGAGCCTTTTACAGTGGCTGTATTCGTTTTGTTTTTAATATTGTCCCACTTGGTTTTCAGACTTGTAAATGTGTTTTTAACAGCACCTGCAATGGTATCTGTATTCGTTTTATTCTTAATGCTGTCCCACTTGGTTTTAACATCGGCAAAAGTATTCTGGACCTTGCCACTAATGGTTGTGAGCGCTGTTTTTCCACTTTCTTTTATGCTATCCCATTTCGTTTTCAGGTCACTGAAAGTGTTTTGAACACTGCCTTTAATCGTTGTTGTAGCTGTTTTGCCCTTTTCCTTGATGCTATCCCACTTTGATTTGGCATCAGCAAAGGTATCAGCAACTTTTCCATAGATAGTAGCCGTTACTGATTTGCCCTGTTCTTTAATCCAATCCCATGAAGCCTTAATTTTGCTGAAAGAGTTGTTTTCTTTGCCATTCAGTGTTGTTGTGACATTTTTATCTTTGGTGTCTTCGTGCCTTTTAAAAAGTTTATCCAACACAGATGTTGATTTACCTCTGAATTCGGTATTAGCGGTAAGATTCACATCGTTATCATCGTTGCTTCCAAACAGCTTTTTAATTAACGAGCCTACACCGGAAGCCACTTGATTTTCAATTTTAAATCCGTCAATTATAGCCTTGATTGCCGTTTTAATACTAACTGCTTTTGTTCCATCTGGATTAATGCCTAATTTTTTAAATACCCAATCCATAAAACTGTTAGTAAGGTTGCCTACAACCTCAAACAAAAAGCCTTCAATAGAAATCAAAACTTTAGCTATGCTGATTATAATATCTCCAAGTTTTAATCCTTCAAGAAATTTAACAATGGCTTTAGATACTGTTTTAGATTCCTTTTCATCTTCTTTTAATCTTTCGAAAAACGAAGCAATAGAATCACAAAGTCCTGTTATCAAGTTGTGAATTGTTTCTCCGGCTTTTTTCCAATCAATCGTTTTAATAGCTTTCAAAATGAAATCAGCTATTTTTTTGCCAAATGTTTTACCGTCAAAATTGATTGTAAAAGTATTGATTGCACCGATAACAGTATTTATACCTTTTCCTAAGATTTCCGCTGAACCTTCCCAATCAAAATCACGGATAAAGCCGTTGAGCGATTTTGTAATACCTCCAACAGTTTTATTGACTTTATCCTGAATACCATTCCAATCAAGTGCATTGATTTTGGAAATAACCTTATTCAGTGAGCCTGCTATTGTTGAGCCAACGCCCTCAAAATCGCTGCTGTTCCACAAATCCTTCAGCTTTTGCAGATAATTGCTTAATTTCTGTGATGCAGAAACCGAAGCGTTGTTATCTGATTTTTTATCACTGTCAGAGGAGGCATCGCCCACCTTTGTTATCTGGTCAAAACCATACAAATCCCTTTGTGATTCTGATAATTCCTTGGTAGAATTCGTTACACCATCCAGTGCCGATGAAGTTGATTTCAAGGCTGCACCGATACCCAATGATGAAAGCATATCCGCTATTGCATTTGTAACGGAAATCACATACGGCATCAGCCTTTCAAGCAAGCCTGTTATAAGCTGAATTACAGGAGCAAGCGCTTTGCCTAAAGAATTCTTTAATGCTTCAACCTTGCTGTTCAATTCTTCATTGCTGCTGATATAATTGGAAACAATGCTTCTCAGCTCTCCAAAAATAGATTTAACAAGCTTAAGCCCTAATGCAACAATTCCGATTCTTTTAATGGACTTTGTTACATTCAGAAGCTTATGGCTTAAATCCGTTGATGATTTGCCGGCAATTGAAAGCCTGTTTTTGAGAAAACCAAGTGCGGATTTTCCAAAAGACAAAACACCTCTTGAAGCTTTTCCGACAGTTGATGAAAGCCTGCTGAATCCGGAAGTTGATTTTTGAGTTTCTTTGCTTGCAGAATTAAGCCTGTTTCTCATTGTATTCAAGCTTTCCGCGCCTGCTGCTGCCTTTTTCTTAAGGTTTTCAAGCTTAAGAGCCGTATTTGCCATAGCAGAATTAAGGCTGTTTTCCTGGGCAGACAGGCTCATTTCCGATTGCTTTAAGCTGCCTATTTTGCTTCTTAAAGTTTCAATTTCTTTTCCCAAAGATGAAAAGCTTTGTGTATTCAGCTTTTCGGGATCTATTTGAATTTTAATAAGCTGGTCATCAAAATGCTTTAATTCATCAGTTGCCCTTTTAATATCCGCTTCAAGCTGATTAAGCTGCTTAACCTCGCTATCAAATGGCTTTAAACCGCCATAACTTTCAATTTTCTTTTTCAGCTCTTCATAGGAGCCGGACATATCGTGAATATAGTCTGTAATTTCCTTACGGGCCTTGCGGATACCTTCTATACCGCCGTCTGTTTCCTTTATAAATTCATTCTGCTTTTTCTGAACAGCAGTCAGCTTATGACACTTATCAATCAGCTTCTGCATTTCCTCACGCTGTGTTCTGAGCTTTTCCTGAATTGCCGAAAGCATAGACCTATAATCCTCAAACTTTGCTTTTGTTGCAGCAATCGTTTCAGATACTTTAATCTGTTTGTCGGCAAGCGAGGACATTTCCTTTCCCAGCTTTTTGACATTATCGCAGGAAGAATTCATTGCATTGGTTATTTCCTTGCGCAGCTCATCTGTAACACCCGATGCTCTTTTCAGATCATCCGTAAATGTTTCCATTTTCTTGCGAAAGTCGGATAAATCGGCTGTGAATTTGGTACAGAGTTCTTCTATTTCCACAATATCCCCCCTTTCTTAATTTTTGTATTTAGCAATTTGCATTTCTTTGAAAAAAACTATACACCTCGGCAAGTCTGAATTCGTTGATTTCCTCATTTGTCCAGAATGGAAAAACCTCATAAATTTTTCCTGCATCTGCACCTGCAACATTTGCAGATACAAGCATTGCATGCCTTGAAGCAACAACTGCCTGCATTTTTAAATCCCTGCGGTCTGCTTCATTCTTTGCTTCAACAAATTCTTGTATTTCGCCTTGTGTATAGCTATAAATATCAAAAAAGGGAATGCCTGCAATACGGCCTTCCCTAATTAAATCCTCAATTGTCTGAACCTTATTCTGTTTTGCGAAAGGACGGATTCTCACTGTCCCCACTTACGACTTTTTCAATTCTCTCGCTGTCTGTAATCTGTTCAAACATCTTATCAAACACCTGATTGAAGCCGTCCTTAAGAGAATTCATCTGCTTTTCACTGAACAAGCCTGATACACTTGCTATATTAAACAAAACGCCTGCAAGCTCATTCATACCGCAAACGCCATTATCAACAAGCAAATCATAAAACTGCTCGCCGTTGACAGCTTCGGGATTTGTGTTGCCGTTCCAGGAAAGGGCTTCGTTTACAATTGCAATAAACTTTTCCGTATCCTGAACAGCAGACATAACAATATCAAGCGGTTCATCCTTGAATTCCTTTTTCAAACGCATCTGTGCGCCTACAGTGAATCTAAGCTGAAATACTGTTTTGCCTAAAACAATTTCAAGCACTCTTCTTCCGCTTTCGGTTACCTTATCCGTTAATTTAATTTTGTTTTCCATAATAAACCTCCGTAAAATTTAAAAGGGCGGAATCAACCGCCCATGTTCGTTAGGCTGAAGCCGTACCGTCTACCCATTTTGACTGTAATTTGAATTTTGCGCTGTAATTAATCACAGCATTGACACCAACACCTGAGATGCTTACATTTGGAATGCCGGTGCAGGAATGCGTTACACCATCGGGTGTTGTTACAACTATAGGCACAGTCTGTCCCTCAAGTGCTTTAATTTTTTTATAATCTCCTGTATCAGCGCCGTTATATAAGCCCTGAATTTCAAAGTCGCCATTTTTAATTAGACCGTCAATGCCCTTTTCAACCTCATCAAGCATTGTTGTAGCATCGAGCGTATCCTTTTCATTAGACATATCGCCGATTGAGGTATGCTGTTTCAAATCTACTGTACCAACCCTTACCTGAACACCAATTGAGGCAAGTCCCTTAACTTCAGTTTCAGTAGTACTCATATTTGTTTTCCTCCTTAATCAATAAATCTGTTAAACATTAAATCAACCCTGCTGCTATAACGAAATATTTTTCGCTTATAACCGCTTGGATCATTCATCATTGAATCGGGCGAAACGAATTGCCGTTTCAATCCCTTTTTCTTCATTTCCTTATCAATAAGCAGCGTTGCTTCAAGCAATTCTGCTGTGCTTAAAACCCACAAATCAACCTGAAAGGCGATATCCTGAACAGTAGGTATTTCAGTATCTGTGTTTGACAATTCAAAATATGTAATCAGCCTTTCACGGCTGTTATAGGAAACTGTATCAGGAAAAGCCATTTTAACCTTAATATCAAAGGACGGATTAACCTTTTCAAGCGTTTCCTTGATTTCATTTCGTATATCAATCATTTCTTCCCAAACACCTCCTGAACAGATAAACCTAATTCTTCTTTGATTTCAGGTTCTACCTCTTTCATTCCAGGATACATAAACGGCTGTGCCTTATGACCTTCCCACTTTGTTTTACGAACAATGCCGAGCTCGGAATCAAGAGGATGACCAGGTGCTTTGTAGCCTTTTGGTGTTTCTGTATCCCCTGCCTGTCCGGTTCCGAATTCCACATACGCAGCATAAGAGGTATTTGTTCTTGAACCGGCTGAGATAACATCGCCTTTATCCTCAACAAAAGAATGGATTGATTCTCTTAATATCGAAGTATCAACAGGACAGTTTTCCTTTTGAATGCCCACCATTTTTTCAGCCTTTTCCCTTGCCTTCTGCAAAACTGTATCATGTAACCTTTTGGGACTATTGCTGATTTTGCTTATAACAGCATCCATTCCCTGCATCGTAACATCAAAACCTGCCATAGCATTACCCCTTTTCTATCGTTACAAGAACATAGCTTGGAAAATGTTGTATTTTTCTTACAATATAATCAAGCTCTGTATTGTCCTCAAAAACGATTTTGTCGCCCTCTGAAAAAGGATTTGCCTTGAAATCAAAAACGGCAGATTGGAGTGTTTGAGCCATTCGTCTGCCGTGTTCTGTTTGTGCATTATCGCTTGTGACCTCTTTCCAATGGCTTTTAAGCGACTTTTCAGTTAAAGGCTTATCGGAAAACACTGTTTCTTCATAGCCTATGCTTTCAATAACCTCTGCCTGCTGCTTATACACATTGAAAGGGCGAAGCCATTTATCAGGTGTTTTCATTCGGAATTCCATAACGCACCACCCTTAAATGATTTAGAGAATTAAGCCGAGTTGTAATCAAGCTGCTTATCTTTTCGTTGAATTCTTCGGGAGTTGTATAGGAAACACTTTCGCTTACATCGCCCTCTGAATATGTATAGCTTTTTATATTGCCGTTTTCAGCATTGCTTTCTGCAGTCGACTGCAAAAGCATTAAATATGCTATTTCGTTTACAGCAGAACGAACACAAAGGGGCGGATTCGGATTATTGACATAATCTATAACACAATCAAGCGCATCCTCAAGCAACTCTTTTAATTCATCATCAGAAAGGCTGATATCCTTTGCCCTGCGCTTTAATCTGTTTACCGCTCTTTCGTTAATAAAAATACCGTTATCCATATTAACTCCCTTCAAAAACTATTTTTCTTTCTTTTTGGTCATTTTCTTCCTTGTATACCCGAATCTAAGATAAACAGCAAGGCTGTTCTTATCAATCGTAACTGCCTTGCCGTCCTTATAAACATTTACTGTGCCTTTATCCATTTAAAAGCACCTCTTAGCCCTCAAGCTTAACAAGAAGGTCTGAATCAAGAGTTTTGATACCATAAATAATATCAATAGAAATGCGGTCTGTTTTTGTATCTGAATTATAATCAAATACAACTCTTACTGCAAGACCGTCTGCAGATGCGATATAGGCATTCTTATTACCCAAAGGAAGCGCAAGACTTCTTGTAACAAGTGCAAGGCCGTTTCTGTGGAAACCGAGTGAATTCGGAGCTGTAATAACTGTTGCCGCAGCTTCTGTAAATGCCTTATGAATCGGCTGGTCTATAGCAACACTTTCAATTGTGCCGCTTGCCGCCGTCTTATCCTCGGTAATTCTGTAAATATAGCCGTCAATAATAAAGCAATCGCCGTTTTTAACAGTTGCTGCCGCAGTTGTAACATCAGTGAGCTTAATCTCTGATTTACCTCTTTCAGCGGTAACCTTATATGTTTTTGCACTTCCTGCCTTGCCGAGAATAGCGGCGGCAGAATAAGGTGCGTTCTGTGTCATATAAGTGTCCAATCCAAAAAGCTGTCCGAGTGAAGCTTTTCTTAATGCCTCATTGTCGCCTGCTGCCGATACATTTGTCATATTATCGTCAGTAACATAATTAAGCTTATGCATCGGATTAAGAACCATGCGACGATCTGTTACAGGGGCTTTAAAAATATCAAGATATGCACCAACCTGCGCAATGTCCTTGATTGGTTTCTTTTCGTCTTGTCCTGTTGTAACTGTTGCAACGGCATCCTGAACACCTGTTGCAATAAGGTCTGCATCCACTGCAACAGCAATAGCCTGCATTGCCGGTTCAAGAACCTGCTTTGAAAAATCCTTGATGTCAAGTGTCATTTCCTTTGATGTAACAGGAATAGAAACATCACGGAAACGGTCCATTTTTACATCAACCTTACCTTCTGAAATTTCCTGTTCCTCAATTTTGCCGGTAAAATTCTTTGCTACGAATTTAGACGGCTTTCTTACTGTAATTGTGTCGCCAACGCCTACAAACTCCTCGTCATAATCACGATGAACAAGGTTTGCCATTACAAGATTTGCTTTAAGCACCATAAGTGCCTCATTTGCAATAATGCTTGGTGTTAAAAGTTTATTTGCCATTATATTTTCCTCCTTAAATTTTATTTATGGCTTTTTCTCCACTTTTCATATTCGTGGAAATCTTCAGGCGGTGTATCTCCGCCACTTGGCTCATTTTCTGCTTTTGGAATGATTGTTCCTTTCATTGCCTTTTCCTTTGCCTCAGATACTGCAGAATTAAAAGCCTTTTCAAACGCATCTATATTCAGCTTTGATTCATCGGCATCTGTACCTGTTAAAAACTCTGCAAAGGAAGCCGGCAGATTGCGGTTTAACAACTCTGTTCCTACTGCTGTTTTGAGCTTTTCCCTTTCAAACGCAGCCTTTTCCTGCTCAAACTCGCTTTTTTCTTTGGAAAACTGATATTTTTCTCTTTCCGATTCGTTCATTTTTGCAAGTTTCTTGGCTTCATCTGCTTCATCCGCCTGCTGCTGTTCCCATTTCTTCTTTGCTTTATTGAGCGCAGAAGTAATTTTTGCATCAAATGCAGACTGATAAGATTTGTTTGAGCTTAACAATTCGTCAAAGGTAGGTGTTTCACTGCCTGTTCCGCCCTCGGCAGTTTCAGTTTCTGTTGTATCAGCCCCTGTTTCTGCTTCGTTCTGTTCCTGCTCTGTTCCCTCCTCAGCAAAAAGCTGAAGATTAAGCGGTAATCTAACCGCCTTTGAATTTTGATTTCTTTCCATAGAAATCCCTCCTGTTTTTATTGCCCTTTAAGTTCTCTATAACACAAAGCCCTTAAAGTTCAATTAATATATTTCTTAATCGGCTTCTAACCGAAATAAGCATAAAAATAGCACCTTGCAATTACAAAGTGCTTAAGTCAACTATTAAATTTGGGCATAAGAAAAGCACCATACATCAAGTACAGTGCTTAATTTTTTTCTCTTGCCTTTTGAATTTCTTCTTTGTATTTTCTTACCATTTCTTTTTCTTCCTCGGTAATTTCACGGTATCCAACAACTCTGGCTTTTGGTATATCTGTCCATCGTCTATCAGTAAATAATTCCTTCTTTGACATTATTCTTCTCCTAAATAGATATTTATAATTTTATTTTGATTTTCAATCTCAATTACTTCAAATTTCTGATTTCTTTGATAAAGAACTTCTTTTTCTTTTGAATTAAATTTTGAAATGTCTCTACCTTTTGAGGAATTGATAATATGTATTTGCACCTGCCCATCAGGATTATATGTTTTTCCGAATGTAGTTGACAGATATTCGTTATAATCTATAGTATTTCCTGCTTTATAATCTTTAAGGAAGTTTTTCAAATCGTCCTCATAATCAAATAAAAGTGACCTTGTTAAACTACCTTGATATTTAGGCATTTTATCCAACGCACTATCCAAGTTCATTATAAGGTTGTTTTCTTCATCTGTCAACGGCAATCCCTGTCTTAATTTTTCATTGAGTATATATGATTTACTGCTTATGTATTGATTTAACGCATATTTTTCATCATCAGATAAAACATATTTCTTATACCATTCATCATAAGACATATCAGCAGGGACTTTCATGCCCTTGCCTGTTATCGGATTTCTTGCCCAGCGTGTTCGGCCTGCCCTGTTCTCATTTTCATATGCAGGAACAATAACCGAACGGCAGAACGGATGAAGCGGCGGAAGATTAACACCGATTTCGGCATCATCTATATTGAACACCTTTAAATCAAGCTTTCGGCACATTTCAGATGTTCGCAAATCCAGTGTTGCTATAAAACGGTACTTGGTAAAGCCTGCCGCTTTTAAGCCCTCTAATGTACCCTGATTGCTGAAATAATTTACCTCTGTTCTTACTAATCTGCTTGTTATAAAACGCTGTGCTTTATCAGGACTATCGCCGATTACTCTGCCTTTCAGCTCGTTGCACATTTCGTCCAAAGTCCACCCGGCAAGGCAGCCTGTTTCAATCGTTTCTGCAACTCGTTCAGCGAAATCCTCATTATTCTTCCAAAGCCTTGATGAATAATTTCCGCCATTCCATTCATGGGAAAGCATAGCTTGTATTCGTCTATCGGTTAATATATCAAAATCATACAAACCGCTGTTTTTCTGATCTGCATATATCGTCCGATAGTAGCTTTGCTCATAAACATTTACAAGTCTGCTTTCGGCAAGCTCAACCTCTTTTGCGCCGATTGCCCGTGCTTCATAATATAGATTATCCCTTAATGCTTCCAGCCTGCTGATTCTTGCACCATAGGCAGGAGCATCAAGGGTATTTATAATTTCACGGCGGAGCTTTTCATCCTTAGTTTCCGCAAGCAGCTTTTCGAGTTCGTTTCTGTACTCCCTCGTCTGCTTTTCGTTAAGCAACTGTTTTGCATATTCGGGGTTTATTTTTCCGCCTGTTACATAACGGGTAAAAATCCTGTTTACTTTTCGGGTTAAACTATCTGATGCTTTCTGATAAATTTTGTTTATCGCAATCATCGTCTGATTTGTATTTCTCTGCATCAGATTTTCAAGATTAATGCTTCTTTGCTTCCAATAATCCTTATTTTTCATTATTCGTCTGTTTCTTCTGCATCCTCTTCATCCTCATTGCTCAAACCTTGTCTGCCGAATGAATCAAGATAGCTTTTCTGATTTTCTTCTCTCTGCTTTTTAATATTTTCAAGTGCTTCGGCAGGGTCATTAACAAACCATAACAGTGAAAGTAAGGTCTGATCGTCTACCAAATCGGAATCCTTAAGCTTAACAACCATATCAACCGTCTGCTGTTCATCTATCGGCATTGAAATAGTAAATACGATATCAACATCATCAATACTGACAGGTGCAAAGCCGTCTTTCTGCGAAAGATAATTATTGTATAACTGCCAGCGCTTTTTTAAGCCTGTTTCTACCGCTCTCATTTTGCTTTTAACAAGTATATTCAGTGCAAGCAGTTTAAGCCTTAAGGCAACACCCGAAGCATTACCGCTGAAATTCTCGTCTGTCATATCCGGTGTTAAGGTCTGCTTATGAATTTCCGTAACAAGTGTATCATCAAGCACCTTTAAGCTTGCTTCATCAAAGGTTTTCTGTAAGTATTCAAGCTTTGAATCTTTAGGCAATCCGTCAATGATTTTTTCTTCCTTCATTACTTCTTTTGCACTTGTATCAAGCACTGCGCCATAAACAGCAAGAACGGCATCAACAAAAGCCTTTTTATCTGTTAATCTATCCGAAATCAAATCATTTCTTGCATCTATAAGAGAAATAACCTGCTCAAAATCGCCTTGCAATTCTTCGTTGTTTTCGTAGGATATAACAGGCACTGCGCCAAAATAATGCGTAACAGGCTTGCCAACTTTATTGTACTGTATATCTGAATTATCAAGATTGTTGCTTTCATAGTCCTGCTGCAAGGTATCTGTGTAAATGGTTACTGCATAATATTTTTCTTGGTTAATGCGTTCCCTTTTATCAATCAGCATTGCAAACAAATCTCGATGCTCAACCGTATTATCCTGAACAAGCACAACCGAATGCGGCTTATATGCCGCACTTTTCGGAATCGGGTGTTCATCTGTGCTTGCATAAATCAGCTCGCAGGCTTCGCCGAATATGCCCATATTTTTGCCGTTCTTATCATCAATATCACTGATATTCTGACTATGGTAAGCATCTATAATCTTTGAAATATCAATATCCTTTTTTAGTGCTTCGCTTGGATTATGTCTTACAAGGTTTCCGCTCTTTTTATCAAGCTTTGCTTCTACTGTTGTAACAACCGAAAGCTTAGAGCCCACATCACTATCCTTTTTATCATTGTTATCATACTTAACAGGCTCAGAAAGGTAATAGCCTTTGATGATATCAACAATATATTTGCAGTAGTTTGCTGTTACCTTAACCTTTCCGTCTTCTGCTTTTGGCACATCAGCGCATTTATATCTATCATATAAATCTTTGCATCTTGTTTCATATGCCTGCTGCTTTTTAACGATGTAATCTATAACAGCAGACGGGATGTTTCCCTTTTTATATTCAGGCACATCCTTAGCGCTTATATAAATTTTCAAATCTTTATCCTCCCGTTATTTATGAGCACTTACAATTCGATTAAGAATTGTATAAACAAAATATCTTACGGCATCCATTGCGTGGTCTGTAACCTTAACAGGCTTATCTTCTCCTCGCTCTACCGCCTTTTCATCCCAATGGTATACGCCGAATTCTTTGATTGTGTTTTCACAATTCTTAGTAAAAAGCAAGTTGCCTAAATTAAGCAACCTTCCAACTTCTCTTATTCCATCTAAAACATCGTTATCAGCTTGTTGTACTTTGATGCCCCTTCTGCGTAGTTCCGCTATAAAGGAAGCAGCAGACGGGTCAACAACTACCATTGTATATGGTGTATCTCCGATAAATTCAATCATATCGTCTGCGTATTCGCTGTCTGTTTTCTGTTTCTGCTTTTCTCGGCCGTCATAGTAATATTCCTTAATACAAAGCCATTTGTTATGGTATTTTCGCCACATAAGAAAGCAAGCAGGGTTTTGCGTTCCGTAGTCACACGAAATATACGCATTGCCCATAAGCTCTATTTCATCAGGCTTGTCAATAACATGCTTTTTAACATCAAACATATCATAAACAAGCCCTTCTGCCGATTTCCACAATCCAAGAATATACCGTTCAAAGAACACACCGGAATAAAGGCTTCTGTATCTTTCTTTCATCTTTTCAGACAGTGTTAAATTATCTTCCATTGTAAAATGAAGATAAAGAACATTGTGCTTATCTGCCTGCTTTATCCATTCTACATTAAACCAGTGAAGCGGAGCACCTGGATTGCAGTTAAACCAAAACTTAGAGCCTTCAACAGAACATCTTGCAATCGCCTGCTCAACAAAGGAACGAGGCATCAAGGCAACCTCATCAAAAAGCACACCTGCTGCGGTCATACCTTGTATTAAATCCTGTGAGCTTTCATCCTTACCGCCAAAGGTATAGAAATAATTTGTTCTTTCGCTGCTTGATATAACAATAAGGTTATCTGTTCGTCTTTCCTCAAAGCCATATCCAAGGCTTATGGCCTGCTGCCTAAGAGTTCCCAGTACATTTCTCCTTAAAGAGCCCACTGTTTTTCCGCATATTGCAAAATCACACTCGTTGAAATTGTTCATAGCCCACAACATAAAAGAAGCAGCCATTGAAACGGTTTTACCGCTTCGGACTGCTCCGTCTGCTATGATTCCATCTTTATCCTTAACAAGAGAGTTTTTACACCACCAAGTCATAATCTTTAACTGCTTATCCGAAAATGGCTTCCACTCAAATGCTTTGCTCTTACTCTTCATCAACCCATACCTCTGCAGCCTTACCGTCAAGAGCATTCACAAAATCTTCGCTGTTAACTGTCAAATTTATATTATTATCCGATTTTCCGAACATTCCAAGATGCTTTCCGAGAAGCTCAATTGCCTTTAATGCTCCCTTGCTGTCAAAGGTCCATTGCCCTGTTTCTACCATGCAATGCTCTTCATAGTCCCATTCTGTTACAGGATTTTTTGAAAGGCAACGATCAACTACCTCTTCAAGCTGACTAATGACTTTTTCCTCAGTCAAGCAAGACGATTTCTGTATTTCTTTTTGATTTTCTTTGACAAATGCCAATACTTCATCATTCTTTAATAAACGGCACGCTTGTGATGCGGCATTGCTTTCTTTATATCCAGCACGAATAGCAGCCTGCGTTCCGTTATAATCTTTAACATATTCTTCGCAAAATCTTATCTGTTTTTTCTTCAAAGCCAACGCTATCCGCACCCCCTCATATTTTAAAAATATAAATTTACAGAATTTAATTCTTTGCGTGCGCACACGACACACTTTGCTTTCTTGGCTTTTTGCAAAAAGAAAGAGTAACCACCTGCTGCAATTACTCCTTTTTATCATATAAGAGCAGCAAGCGTTTCTGCCTGCTGCTGTGTTTCAATTTCTTTCAGTATATACTATAGCAAAATATTTTTTAAACTTCAGTATTTTTTGGTATGTTATTTAAAATGGCACTAAAATTTTTCAAAGCTCTTTTCTTGATTTGCTTAATCCATTGATATGAATAATGTTCTTCCAGTGCAATATTAGCAATAGACTTATTTTGAATGTAGAATTTATGTAACACTTGATATTCCAATTTATCCTCTAACTGCTCAATAATTTTAATTCTTGCGTTCCTTTTATCCACAAGTGTATCAACAAGCTTTTTTAATTCGTTTTCTTTATCAACTATATCAGAAACTATTTTGCCGATTCTGTCATTACTTCCAGAAGACTGAACAGGAGTATCAGAAGTTGCCGCACTTATGCTTGTTGCAAGACTTTTAAGCTGGTCTATTTCAGCCAGCTTGTTTTTTATAACTGCATCATCTTTTGCAATCTCCTCTAA